CACTTCCAATAATTTGATTTCTCGTACCAACTAGTGGAGCTGTTGCACTATGCTCTTCAAAAAAATTTATCTTAGGCGGATCTACAAAGTCATGGTTATCACCATTTACTTTTGTATTTAAATCAAGACCTGCATCCTTTAATAATCGGTTATATAACCACATTTTAGTTAAATATCCAGGTGACCATTCATTATCTGTACCGCAATCGGTTTCAGAAGATGATTTTTTATCTTCGGAAAAGGTTGTATAAATGACATTTCCTATTTGCATAAAACCTAACATGCCTTTTATATTTAAAGTTTTTAAATATTTTTTATATCTATTAATCCACCCGCCTGCTTCGCTTAGGTATTTTCCAGATAATGTTTTAGATTCACTGTAATATATAGATAGGATGATTTCCGTAATTTCAGTTAAACTTTCAAAATATGTTTTGTATGTGAATATTAATGATTCACCCTTATCTTCATAATTTCCCTTTTTCTCTGCGATATCCTCCTCTGCAAATATATCGTCGAACTTAATAGAATCAATATTAGTTCTATCGTTCCAATCAATTTCTTCAATATTCATATTTAATAGTTGTGTTAGGGTAAAAAATAAACAACTTTTTTTTTTAAAATTTTTACTATTCTTTTTTTTTATTATATTATTTATACTTTCTATATCAGAACTATTTTCAGATTTAACTAAATTCGAGGTAGTAGTAAATATTTTAATTATATCAGTAGTATTTATAAATTGTGATATAAATTCCATTTCTAATTCAACTCTTTTTTTTATTCTTATTTGGTTAATCATAAAAACAATTTGTAATAATTGTAAAATATTTTGTGTAGGGTATCCCATCATAAAAACATTCCCATATTTTTTATTATATTTTCTTATTGTTTTAAATACTTGATTATCAGGTGTAAGATAAGCATTTGCTTTCAATCCTATAGCAACTTCTGATAAATCTACCATTTATTATATTATATAAATATATAAAATATTATTTTAATCTTAAATAAAAACTTTTTAAAATAAATCTTTAAATTAATATTATTCCCATAAATTCCATTCGACAGCACATAATTCTTCAAAATCGGTCATATCTTCATCATTCTTTATTTTTTTTTTTATCTGTTTCATCATCTTTTTTTTATCACGAGGATTTACTGATGAAGATGTTCTCTTTTTCTCTATCTTATTACCAGCTGCATCTAATTGTTCTTCTTCATGTTTAAGTTCTAATGCTTCTTTAGCGTATTTCTCCCATTCTGGATCGCCTTGAATATCGCAACAATTATTTGCAACCACCCATGTCTCTCTAGTGGTTAAATCTGCAAATTCTTTATTGTGAGTAATCAATACCACACCGCCTTCGAAATCATTAATTGCCTTCGCTAATGCACCTAACGCCTCTCTATCTAAGTAATTAGTCGGCTCATCTAGTATAATTAAATGTGGTTGGCACCATGTACATGCGCCCAAGACTACTTTTACTTTTTGTCCACCAGATAAATCACCAATGCGATTATGTGTTGATAATTCCGTCTCTAATCCTACATTTTCTAAATGTATTGCTACATTTTTTTTAGATAATACACGCGAATATGATCCTTCTATCGCTGACAATCTACGATCTAATTCTTCTATCAATTTAATAAAACCTAAATCAATTAAATAATCACGCTCAAACCAAGTATTATAATCTTGAGATCTTAACTCCCATTTTATTTCATATTCCAATTTTTTACCACTTTTTCTGCGAGATACTATTTTTTCACATATCCTTTTCTCTTTTATTTTTTTACCATCTTCATCCTCAAATATTACTTCAATCGGTTTTTTTACAAGCTTCAATTCTTCATCAGTCAATTTTGAAGTAGATTTCAACATAGCCTCTTTATCTTCTCCATTCGAATATCTCCATTGGATATATTCATTAGGGGTCTTCTTTAAATGCTGTTCTATATGATGGAATGCATGCTGCGCAACATACGCAAATCTTAAATTAGGATTTTTTGTAACTACACCCTTCGTTGGCTCTAATTCTCCAGTCAATATTTTAATTAATGTAGATTTTCCAGCCCCATTCGCTCCTACACATGCAACTCTACTAGCCATTGAACATCTAACCGATACATTCCTTAATTGTTCTTTTTCGGCACTTGGATATTTAAATGAAACATTTTGCATCTGCAAAACCGTTTTTCCTTTTGCATTTACACCACTTAATGGACCAGGCTCTGGAAAATTAAATTTTAATGTCGAATTTCTTAGATCATAATAACTCTTTGTTGCTGGATATTTTTCAACAAACTTAGTTAATCCACCAGTAAATGTCTCAAGCTTTAAATTTGATAAATGAATTATCTTTGTTGCTACCTTTTCTAAAAAATTTGTATCATGAGATACCAATAATGATGTCACATTTTTACATGATTCACCAGTAAGATAATCTATTACCCATTGCACATTTAATACATCCAAATGATTCGTCGGCTCATCCATTAAGAGAATATCAGCCTTTCTCAACATAGCTGTACATAATGCCATTTTCATTCTCCACCCTCCTGATAAACTAGTTATTGGCATTGTAAGCATATTGTCAGTGAAACTTACACTTAATAACATTCTATTCACATCTTCAATTTCGCAACCAGTTATTTTAGCACAATATTCATTCACAGATATATCTTTCTTAAATCCCTGAACATCAGTATCTACAAACACAGTCTTAACTTCTTCCGCTGTCGGAAAACCATCTATTTGATAATTTGCTATTGATTTTAATAAAGTAGTTTTACCTGCGGATTTCTGTGCAACAATTCCATAACGTTCTCCCTTTTCTATCACTAATCTAGCATTGTTTAAAAGTATTCTTGAACCATAAGCTAGCGAAAATGTACAATCACATAATTTATCTTTTTCCTTAACATCAATTATTTCTTCATCCTTTTCATTTAAATCATACAATTTTATAATCTTTTCTAAAAATTTACCATCATCATCCAAAAAATCAAACACTTTAACTATCTTTTTGATATCTCTATTAAATATAAAATAATTTTTGAAATAATTTACTATAATTATTGGAATCCCTTCAAATAATTTGTCATCAAATTTTATCGTAGTATCTGTACATTGCTCATTCAAATTTGTGATATCATTATATGCCCTAGAACATACATTCCTACATTCGATATCAGATATTTCTTCTTTCGCTCTTTCCAAATAAGGTAATAATATCGGTACAAAAGATTTCACATCATTCGGATTCTCCACCAATTTACACATGTTTTCACAAATTATCGCACATTTTCTTGTCAATGCAATATTTCTTTCTTTAAAACCTCTCGATAATAATGGAACTATAATCGCTAATATACCACAATCAACAGTCTGAACAAATGTTGTTGCTGCTAATTTATGAACACACTCTTCTACCTCCTCTGGATTCTTAATAGCAGAAATTAAGTCGGGTATAAAAGGAACTAAATCTTTATTATCAATACTTTTACATACACTCTTCATTGTTTTACTAGCTTCTTTTTTAATTGCATTTTTTGTTGACCACATCAATTCAGATAAAATCGGAACCACATCTACAAGAAATTCAGCACATCCTTTGCCAAGTCTCTTTATCGTCTTTTGAAGCAACTCTATTGAAAATAATTTTAATTGCCATTTTGTATTATTTTTTATCGCTTCACATAATATTGGAACTATCACTTTTAAACTATCTGTCTCCAAACTTTTAACATATTTTATTAATAATTCTTTAATCTTTTCTTGAAATTCTTTATCTTTGTTAGCCAGTAACCCAATCAATCTTATTATAAAATCGTTCATTAATGGCTCTCCGCTTTTATTTCCAATTAAACTCCCCAAAAATAAAATTACTGACTCATGCTCTTTATTATCAAATGAAGTCACTAAACTCGAAAATCGCTCATTTAGAGATAAATTTTCTACTGACATTTATATATTTATTATTTCAGTAAATATTATTAAGTACTTTTACATATGATCACCAAACCAATTTTATTGTAAATCATTTTATACTTAAAGAACAATAATTTATAATTAATTTTTTTATAATATTTAAAAATAAATATTTGGATTATTTGATTACATCATAAAAAAATTTAATTTTTTTTTTACTTATCCATTGTAAATATTGTAAAACACAACAAATAAAAACAAATAAAAATTTATATAACTCTTGTTTTTTACATAAATTGAAAATAATCCTACCATATTATCACCTATATTCTCAGCAAAATTAATAAATTTATAAATAAATATTCTTACTATTTCGAAATATTTAGTTATCAATTTCCATTCTTCTCCAAGCTTTAATATTTGATTATTCAGATTTCTTAATTCATCCAATAATTCCATTTCTAAGAAGTATATCGATCACATCACCATTCAATTTTTTAAAAAAAATTTGAATTTTTTTTTCATTCATTTCATATTCACCCAATATTATCGTTATACTCAAGCTATAAAAAATTAATAAATCGTAATGGCTAATGATCTATCCATGTTTCATCCAGATCATCAGCAGGTTATTGAAAATATACCATCTGCTCCCCATAACTCCACAATTGATGAAATCTTTTATAATGAAAATATAACCATATCCACAAATCAACATATAAGATTATTACAAGAAATCACATATAACCCTTATTATTTTATTGACAGACAAGGTAGCTTATCTCCAATATCTATTGATTCATCTCCTCATTTTGAATATCCAGCATTACCCTCTCAAAGCGAAATTCAAACTGAAATCCAAACAACCTCAGATGATTTTTGGTTTTATTCTGATGATGAATTAAATGATGATGAAATTAATAGTTTATTAGAACCTATTTGTGATTCAAATGCAAATGATTTTATTTGCTTATCTAAAAATAATCTCCTAAGATTTGAAGTTTTTAATATTAATAATGAAGAAAATAATTCTGAGCATTCTTGTCATCATTGTTCCATATGTCATGATGATTTCGAAGATAATGACAGAATTATCGTTTTTGATTGTACTGAAAATCATGAACATTATTTCCATAGAGATTGCATTTTAAAATGGCTCGAAAAAAAAATTTCATGTCCATTATGTAGAACTAAAATTTTAAATCATCATATCCCAAAATGGATATATAGTCATAAATATAATATTCGAATTTTAAAAGAAATTAAACAATTAGAATTAAACCAAACAAAACTCGACTTTATAATTAAAATTAATAAATATTTACCAATTCTTCAAATCCAAAAAAATAATACGCATTTGAAATACGTTTATAACATTCATATTCCCCATAATTATCCAATGTCACGACCTAAAGTAGATGTTTATTTACTTTCAGATAATAATGTTGAAACTAATAATACATTAGAAAATTTGCATATTGATTTAATTAATAATCTAATTGATTTCTCTAATTCAATCCAATGGAATCCCACTATTTTATTGCAAAATTTTATACAATCAATTTTTAATTACTTTTGATTATTTATTAATCTTTAAACTACATTTGCTTCTAATTTATTAGTTGCATCATTATCATAAACTGTTTTTCTAAATGGACCTACATTCTTCAAGAAATCCTCAATGTTTACACCTTCATTTATTAAATATACCATAAGCATATTATTAGCATAAATCATACCACTAAAGAATAAAATCTCAGCATATTTTTCACTATCTATTCCCAATTCTAATAAATGCAATTTTTCTCTTTCCAATAATATACCTTTATGCGATAAAGCATATTTAGTTGCGATTACAATTGGCTTCAATTTGGAATTTTCAGGAATACCTCCTTCTTGTAAAATATCCACTTCTTCCTGCGTGGCTGTTCCATTGTTAATTAAACCCAAACTATGGAATGATAAACACATTTCACAATTATTTGTAGCACTCACCACACAATAAATTAATTCTCTTTCTTCTGGCGATATATGTAAAGTTTCATAATTATTAACCAATACTTCTTTTTCTATAAAAAGATTTATTAATTTAGGATTGAATTCTTTCATATCTTTGAATAATGACAACTTTGGGAATCCATGTTTAGCTACATTTTCTAATGCTTTCTCATTTTCTTTTTCTGTATAATATTTTGACATTTATAAATTATCTATATGAGTAATTTTTTAAGTAATATTACATTAATTTTTTTATAAATTATTAATATAATTGAAACTTTATTATGTTTACAGATTTTATAGTTGCTGAACCTCCATCTTTAGAAAGAATAATTGTTAATCTATATTATTCCAAAAATCTTAAAAAATATAAATATTTAAAAAATTATTTTAATATTATCAAAATTATTGCACAAACTTATTATGTTGGAAATTATACATCTTATATCTTGTATGGGAAAAAAAGATTAGAAAGATATACTATTGATACACTGAAAAAATATATCATAAAAATAAATAAGTATTTAGATTTCTTTGTTAAAATTATTAAAATTAAAATCTTTTTTTCAAAATTTTTATCACATTATAGACATAAATTATATAAACCAAACGGAAATCTTTATCTGAAAATAAAAAATAATACAAAAATAGGTAAAATAAATATTTAATTAATTTAAAACCTAATAATTACTTGAATAAATATATTTAAAAATTAACATTATAAAATATTCATGAATAATAGTTACAACCCAGTTTATTTTTATATTCCTAATATAATTGGTTATATTAGAATTGTATTCGCTTTAATGAGTATTTTTTTATTACCAATTAAAGATTTTTGGCATATTGGCATAATATTTTATATATTTTCATTCATTTGCGATGTATTTGATGGCTTCGCCGCACGTTATTTTAATCAATCTACAAAATTTGGTGCAATTTTGGATATGATTACTGATAGATTATCTACTTCATCTCTCCTTTTTATTTTATCAATTCTTTATCCCAAATATTATATATTTTTTAATTTAATTTTAATATTGGATATCTCATCTCATTGGGTAAAAATGATTAGTTCAGAAAATCATCATAAGGACATTTTTGAAAATAAAGATCATTTAATAACTTCAATTTATTATCAAAATTATTATTTCTTCGGCTATTGTTGTATAGGAACTGAATTATTCTATTTAATTTTGATAGTTCTCTATTTTGAAACTACTATATCTTTAGCATTAAGAAATTTTCTAATGATTTTGTTTATATTTAGCTTACCATCATTTATTTTTAAACAAATTGTCAATTTTATTCAACTTAAGCAATCATTTAAAAAAATTGCAGCTAATGATTTTCAAATTAAAAATAAAAATAATTAAATAATTTTTATTTCTCTATATTTAATATAAAATATATATGTTTCAAATATTTGCAAATTCATTTATATCAGGATATCAAAATTATAAAAAAAATAAAAATGGAACCCCAAGTGAACTTATTTCATTAAAAAATAAAAGTAAATGGAAATTATCAGACAATATAAATAATAATAATAAGACCAATCAACAACAAAATCAAGTTAAAATAGAAAAAAAAGTTAACCAAGAAACTAAAAATAACTTTTTAACTTTTCATTTTGATCCCACAAATCATAACCCAAATGATAAAAAAAAACATCTTATAATCATAATATTTATTATTTTATTTATTTCTATTCAACTATTTAAAAAAAATAAAAATAAGAAAACTAAATAAACCAAATCAACTACATATATCATTTAGAATTCTATCACATCTGCCATCACTACATCTATTATGTGCGGATTTTGTACATGATGGCGCTCTACCACCACTTTCATCCCAATCACTATAATCTGAAATATTATCTTCATTTAATGAATTTCCATTGCAATTATTAAAATATTTATTTACTAACATTTTTCTATTTGGTTTTTTGGTTAATTTTAATCTATTTCGGAGCGTTCCGAGTTGCCTTGGCAACGTAGGAACAC